GAAGCAGGCCGGGACCGAGGGGGAGGGAGACACGGCGGCGGGGCAGGGGCCAACGACAAAGCCGACCAGGCGGCCGCCACCGGGGGAAGCGGCCACGGCGGAGACGAGGGCGGCGGAGCGGGCGACGAGGGCGGCGACGAAGGACACGCCAGGGCGGCGGAAGGAGGAGGCGCGGAAGACGCGGGCGCGAGAGCCGCCGGCGGAGCGGACGAGCGCATCGGCCCCGGAGGCGCAGCCGACGGCCAGCGGACCGGCCAGGCCGGCGACGGCGCGGCGGACGAGAGACGCGAAAGCGGCCGGCAAAGAGCGCGAACCCGTGAACCCAGTGACCATGATATCCCCCCAGTGGTGACAAATGATGGTATCATCTGGTATCTATGATACCATAGAATATCCCAAATTGTCAAGCCCTTTTATCCCAAATTTTATCCCAAAATGAAAACCCGAAATATTGCCCCAGGCGACCCGGCAGGCGACCCCCACGGCCAGCGCGGGGCCGGGGGCCCCGGAGGCGCGGCGCCCAGCACGCCGGCGCGCCCAGAGCCCCAAGACGGCGACCCCCACGGCCAGCGCGGGGCCGGGGGCCCCGGAGGCGCGGCGCCCAGCACGCCGGCGCGCCCAGAGCCCCAAGACGGCGACCCCCAACGGACGCCAGTCTGCCCCCAGCAAGCAGAAGCGCGCGATACGGTGCCCCCTTTTTAACTCTTTTTTTTTTCCTCAGGGTCTATTTCCTGGGTGGATCAATAAGCTTTGCCCCCTTTTCGATCAGCCATACAGATCTAATTAAAAACAATGTGGGGTGCCCAGCGAACGGAGCCCCCACATGGAATGAGAGCACAAAAGCGCGGGCGTGTCAAGGGCTCTTCAAGGTCTATAGCCTTTCGACTTTCAACGCCCTTGACATGGCCGCGCACTCTTTTGCAGATGCGCACTCTTTGTAAACATGTAGCATTTGTGGCCGGTGAGTGTTGTTTAGCGTTTCTTTTTCTTTCTCGAACAGTGAGTTTTTTTCTCGGTTTCAATGTTCTTTGGCGAGGGCTCCTTACAAGGAGTCTTTTGTGCTATCATGGAATGCGGGGCGTAGTGAGCGGTCAAGTTGTGTAGGTCTTTTGCTCTCGTTTTCTCTTACTTCCGGTCGGGGCGCCGTTGCAGACAGGAGGCGCGGGCCGCTGCCGGGTTGATCGCGGCTACCTTCAATTTGGAGCCTAGACTATTTAGCGGCCCGCGCCCGCCGAAGGCGCCATGGAGGACCATGGTGTGATGGGGATCGAACCTGAAGGCGGTGCACGAGTTTGTGTCTCGTTTCGAGGTCGCTGTGGAGGGCGCGGTTGTCGCTGGGCGTCGACGGGGCCAAAGGGGGTGTGTGCGGGGGGGTGGGGGGGTCTGATGGGTGGCGCCGGTCCCTTCGAGCGCGGGAGGGCTGCGTGTAGCACCCTTCTGAGCCAAGTGGGATCAAGTTTTGTCGGAGTGTTTACCTCAAGGCTGTGGCGCCCGATGACTGCGAGAGCTGGCGCCCCGGTTAGGCGTGGGTGGGTATTTTTCTTTTAAATTATATAAATTTTTGGGTCTGCTGACGGGGAATCCTTGACAATCCCGGAGACGACCGACCCGGTCGTCTGTACAGGGGGGTGGGGCGGGGGGGCGAAGGGTATTGACCAGTTCGATGGTTTGTGATATAGTGGGATTATGATGGAGGTTCAGGGTGGGCAGCGGAATGGAGTTTGGTCAGGCAAGTTGGGCCGGATTGTGCGGTGGCTCTTGAGTGAGGCTGCGCCGGTTGTGGAGTCTGACGACTGCAATTGGAAGCTGGTCATTAATGGGGGTCCGGGGGATGATGTGAAGGCGGTGATCGAGCAGTATAAGCGGATCTGAGTATAAGCGGATCTGATTGGGTCTTTTTCTGAGCGTGGCCTGGTTGGTAAGGGCGCTCTACCTTTACGGTAGAGCGCCCTTTTTTGTGTTTTATGGCTTTTTGTCAGGAGGTGTAGGATGCGCAAGTATGCAGTTGTGGTTGTGGTGCTGGTTCTGTTGTCTGTGACGTCGATGCCGGCGGTGGCGTCGGTGGGGCAGGACGAGGCGATCCCGACGTTTGATTCGTGGCTGGAGAGTGCTTCTGGGCCTCTGGTCAGTGTCATCGTCGGGATTCTTTTGTCTTGGTTGGTGGAGTGGTGGCCGGCGTACGCTTCGTGGCCGTCGCGGCAGAAGCGGGTTGTGTTTATCGTGCTCTGCCTGGCTGTGCCGGTGGGCGCGGCGTGTTTGCGGGCGGCGCTGGGGTATGTGGCCTGGTCGTTCGACCCGTTGGTATGGTATGCGCTATGGGCCGGGTTTGCAGCTGCAGGGGCCGGGACGGCGGTGCACGCGCGCACGGGCGCAGGTGTCGACGCAGCGGGATGAGGCGGATCTAGAGTTCGACCAGGAGGCGCGGAAGAAGGTTCTGCGCAACGGGGATTACAGTCACGAGTTGATGCAGTTCTTTTTGCAGATCCTGGAGACGGAGCGGATCGAGCGGCGGGCGGTGAACTCGCTGGTGCTGGAGCAGGCGGGGACGGCGCGCCACCAGGCCGATGAGGCGGTAAACGTAATGCGCGATTTCGTCGACATTGCGCGGCGGATGGTGGATCGGCAGGATGCACGGGATGAGGAGCTGATCAAGCTGGTCCGGGAGCAATACGTGGCGGTCAAGTCGGTGGAGATCGCGTTGCGGCAGGTCGCGGCGCTGGCCGAGCGGGATGCCGGGGAGGAGGCTCATGGAGGACAGCAGTAAGGCCGGGGGTGAGGGGCAGTCTGTGGGGCTGCAGATCATGGGTCGTATCCGGGCCCGGTTGGAGGAGGAGGCGTCGCGGCTGCTGGTGGAGTCGACCAGGATGAAGCGGGGGGCGGAGCAGATGAAGGCGTTGTCGGAGCAGTTGTCGGCGCGGGCGACGGTGATCAACGAGTTGGCAAACAGCTTGGGGGACACGGCGACGATGGCTAAGAGCGTTCGGTTCTTGTGCGAGGACGAGGAGGGAGAGGGGGGGTGTGAGGCGTGAGGCGTGAGGCGTGAGGCGTGAGGCGTGATGCGTGGGGCGTGAGGTGTGGGGTGTGAGTGTGAGGTGTGAGGTGTGGGGTGTGAGTGTGAGGTGTGAGGTGTGAGGTGTGATGATGGGGTCGAGGCGATGTACGGCACTCCGGAAGGATGGGGAGCCGTGCCGGGCGTGGGCGGTGCGGGGGAGCGATCCGCCGAGGTGCGGGGCGCATGGCGGCGGCTCGGCGTCGGCGGGCGCGCCGGCCGGCAATCAGAACGCGCGGAAGCACGGCGTTTACGACGACGCGGGCGATCTGCCTGCGGATCTCGATGCGCGGATTCGGGATCTGGACCGGCGTGTGGAGGAGTTGTCGGCGTACATTGACGGGCGGGAGGATTTGGTGTCGGAGGAGTATATCCGGTTGCTGGGTTTGTTTGGGTTGCTAACGAGCCGGTTGGGGCGGTTGATGCGCGATCGGGTGCAGCTCGGCGGCGGTGAGGGGGGGCTGGGGGAGGCAATCGAGGACGCGCTGGCGGTGGCCAGCGAGGTCTTGGGCGTGGATTTAACGGGAAAAAAAAGTCCTTTGACAATCGAGGCCGAGGGGGGTTAGAGAGGCTGGCCCGGGTCGGGCCCCGTGTGCGGGCGATGGGGGCGTGCCTGGCGGATCTGGAGGTTTTTTCGCGGGTGGTGGTCGGGCTGCCGCTGCGGCGGTATCAGTTGGAGCCGGCGCGGGCTATCCTGGAGAGCGTGTTGCATGGCCGGGGTGAGACGTTTGTGGTGATGATGAGCCGCCAGGCGGGGAAAAACGAGCTGGCGGCGCAGCTGGAGGCGTATCTGTTGAGTCTCTATCAGCGGCGCGGCGGGCAGGTGGTGAAGGCCTCGCCCACGTTCAAGCCGCAGACGATCAACAGCATCCTCCGGCTGACGGATCGACTGGACAACCAGTGGCTGCGGCGGCGGTGGCGACGGCGGGAGGGGTACATTGTGGAACTGGGCCGGGCGCGGGTGCTGTTTTTCAGCGCTGAGCCGTCGGCCAAGGTCGTGGGAGCGACGGCGAACCTCCTGCTGGAGGCAGACGAAGCGCAGGACATTTTGTCTGCCAAGTGGGAGAAGGATTTCGAGCCGATGGGCGCCAGCGCCAACGTCACGACGGTGATGTGGGGAACGGCGTGGACGAAAAACACGCTGTTGGCACGGACGAAGGCGCATCTGCAGCGCCTTGAAGCGCAGGACGGTCGGCGTCGGGTGTTCACCTACGATGCGAGTGCGGTGGGCGCGGAGGTGCCGGCGTATGCGCTTTACGTGGCGGACAAGGTGTCGAGGCGGGGGCGAAACCATCCGCTCATAAAGTCGCAGTATTTCCTCGAGGAGGTGGACGCGGAGGGGAAGCTTTTCAGCAAGCTGCGGCGGGCGTTGATGCGGGGCGGCCACGAGCGGCGGCACGCGCCGGTGGCGGGGCGGCGGTATGCGTTGCTGGTCGACGTCGCCGGGGAGGATGAGACGCCGGGTGACGCGCTGGAGCGGATGCTGCTGGAGAACTCTCGGCGGGATGCGACGGCGCTGACGGTGGTGGAGGTGGACGTGGCGTATGGACGGTTGCCAGTCTACCGGACTGTCGACCGGCGGTTGTGGCTGGGTGCAAAGCACACGGGGCTGTACGGGCAGATTTTGGCGCTGGTGCAGCATTGGGGGGCGGTATGGGTGGTCGTCGATGCGACGGGGGTGGGCGCGGGGTTGTCCTCGTTCTTGGCCCAGGCGTTGGGGGAGAAGGTCATTCCGGTGGTGTTTTCCCCCAAGGTCAAGAGCGAGCTCGGGTGGGACTTTTTGGCGATCGTGGAGACGGGGCGTTATCGGGATTATGTCGACGATGGCGCGCCGGAGACGCGGCAGTTTTGGCATGAGGTGGAGGCGTGCGAGTATGAAGTCGGCGAGGGGCCGGGTAAGCGGATGAAATGGGGGGTGTGGGAGGCGGTGGCGTACGATGGTTTGATTGCGTACGGGCACGATGATTTGCTCGTCGGTGCGGCGCTGACGGCGGTCCTGGATCGGCAGCCGTGGCCGGGGACGGGACCAAGCGGGGTTGTGACGCTAGGGGATGTGCTGGAGGAGATCGACGATGGGGAGTGGTGATCAGGTCGAGGAGGGGTCAATGGAGAAGCAGGTGTTCGATGAGCCGATTTGGGCGATTGTGGAGCTGATGGGGCGTCACGTGGTTGCCGGGGAGGTGTCGGAGGTGACGGTGGCGGGGGCGGGGATGCTGCGGGTGGACGTGCCGGCGGTGGACGGGTCGCCCGGGTGCACCAAGTTTCTCGGGGGGAGTGCAATTTACGCGATTACGCCGGTGGGGGAGGCTGAAGCGCGGGAGGCTATCCGGCGGCTGAAGGTGCGGCCGGTGCATATCTGGGTGGTGCCGGACCGGCCGGCGCTGCCCTCGTCGTCGCCGTCGCCGTCGCGGGCGACGGATCTGGACGTTGAGGATTGTGGGGTTTAGATGGCCGGCTTTGGGGAGCGGTTGGCGAGGTTCTTTTTCGGTGGTGTGATCGACCGGGCGGTGGCGCGGGAGGTCAGCGCGGCGGTGAGCGTGCGCGTCGATGACTCGGCCGGGTGGGAGGAATACGGCCGGCTCGGGCCGGCGGATCGGCCGTGGGGTGACCGGTTGCAGGACCTGGGCGACGCGTTGGAGGCCTGGCGGAAGAATTTTTTGATCCGGCGGCTTGTCAATCTGACGCGGTCGTACGTCACCGGCGGGGGGATCGTGGTGAGTTCGGGCCACCGGGATGTGGAGCGGTTCGTCCGGGCGTTTTGGGACCATCCGCAAAATCGGATGGATCGGCGGCTCGGGCCGATGTGCGATGAGTTGACTCGGTCGGGGGAGTTGTTCTCTATCTTATTCACGAATCGAGTGGACGGCATGAGTTATCTTCGTCTTGTGCCGGCCTCGAGTATTGCGGAGATTGAGACGGAGGAGGACGATTATGAGGTGGAGCTGCGGTACGGGGAGCGGCGCGGGGTGGAGCCTCGCTGGTGGCTCTCGCCGGCGCACCCGGAGGCGGGCCAGGCCGGCGACGGTGGGAAGCTGCCGCCGGTGATGTTGCATTTTGCGGTTAACCAGGTAGTCGGGGCGGTTCGGGGGGAGGGCGACCTGGGCCCTGTGCTGCCGTGGGCGAAGAGGTATTCGGAGTGGTTGAAGGACCGGGTGCGGCTCAACCGGCAAAGGACGCGCCAGGGGCTGCTGGATGTGGAGATCGCGGACGATAGCATGGTGGAGGCGAAGCGGCGGCAGCTGGCCACCTCGAATCCGGTGGCGCACGGGATCTATGTCCATGGCCCGGGCGAGAAAGTCACGATGCATGAGTTGAGTATTCGGGCCGGGGATGTCACGCAAGACGGTCGTCTCCTCCGGCTGGCGGCGGCAACGGGGGCCAACGTGGCGTTGCACTTTCTCGGCGAGGGCGAAAGTGTGAATTACGCTACCGCCAAGGAGATGGGCGAGCCCACGACGCTTTTTTACGCCGCGCGTCAGGAGGATTTGTGTGGGTTTCTCGTTGATCTGGTCGGGCAGGCGTACCGCCGGAAGGTGGCCATGGGCCTGGCCAGGATGCCAAAGGGGGGCGACCTGAGGCTGAGCGCGTCGGTGGGTGAAGTGAGCCGGGCCGACAACGTGGGCCTGGCGCAGGCGGCGGCGGCGATCGTTGGGGCGTTGGCCGAAATGAAGGCGCAGGGATGGATCGACGACGCGACGGCGGTGGAGATGGCGTTCAAGTTTGCCGGCCAGCCGCTGGGCGAGGGTGAGATCGAGAGGATTCTTTATTCTGGTGAACAATAGTGGAACGAGATTCTTCGCCTTCGCTACGCTTTGGCTCAGAATGACAATTTTCCAGGGTGGAACGAGATTCTTTGCCTTTGCTATGTTTTGGCTCAGAATGACAATTTTCCAGGGTGGAACGAGATTCTTTGCCTTTGCTATGCTTTGGCTCAGAATGACAATTTTCCAGGGTGGAACGAGATTCTTTGCCTTTGCTACGCTTTGGCTCAGAATGACAATTTTTCAGGGAGGTTTTTATGGTGGAAGAGGTTGAGCGGTTGGAGGGGGAGGCTGGCGCGGAGGGTCCGGATCTGGAGCGTGGGGATCTCGCGCGCGTGCACTCGGGCCGGCTGTTGCTCCAGCTGGAGCCGGTGGGCGGGGGCGTCAATCGGTCGGGCCGGCGGGAGTATGATTGCATCTTTTTGCAGCCGGGTCGGGTGATGATGGCCAACGGGGAGGAGAGTACCTGGTTGATCCCGGCGGATGTGGCCCAGGCGGCGGCGCCGCTCTTTGGTGAGGTCTCGTGTTACCTGGATCACCCGGATCAGGTGGGTTTCTGGGGCTCGCGGGGGGAGCCGAAGGTGCGCAACCTGGCCGGGGTGACGTTCGATGCCCAGTGGTCGGAGGAGGATCGAGCGGTCGTTGGGGGTATCCGGTTGTATGACAAGGAGCCCGGGTCGCCCGGGGCGTTCGTTGGCCACCTGGTGGATCAGATACTGGCTGACAAGGAGACGGGATTGGAAGTTCCTTCGCTTGGCTTGTCAGCTGTTTTTTATCACGACTCGGTGTTCGACGAGGAGGCCGGTCTGAGGGTCACGACGGCTTTTCGAAAGATCGAGTCGGTTGATTTTGTCTATGCTGCCGGCGCGCGGGGGTACGTCCGCAAGGCGTTGGCTGCAATGGAGACCGGGGAGTGGCCTCGGTCTCGCTATCGCTTGGGGGCGTATCCCCAAAGGAGTGAAGCCATGTCAGAGGAAGTGAGGACTGCGGGGGGCGAGGGGAGTGCGCCTCCGGAGGAGGAAGCGCCGCGTGCGGAGCATTCGACGCAGAGATTTCAGCAGCTGTCGCCGGCGGTCGCGCCCGTGCTGCAGCAGGCCCAGGCCCAGCAAGAGCGGCCAGTGGACCTCGGTGCGGCGCTGGAGGCGATCCGCGGGGTGGCAGAGCGGATCGACCGGTTGGAGGGGCTGAGTGCGTCGGTGGAGCGTCTCGCCGGGCAGGTGGAGGTGTTGTCGCGGCCGGCTGCGGTGGCTGCGCCTGTGGCCGATCCGGAGCCGGAGCCCGTGCCTGTGCCGGCGGCGTCGGCGACACCGGCCGGCGACCTGGTCGTGGAGCGGCTGGACGGGCTGAGCGCGTCGGTGGAGCGGCTCGCCGGGCTGATGGCCGAGCGGGAGGCCGGGCAGACGGTCACCGGGATGGGCGATGCACCTCGAGGCGATGGTGGCCGGATCTCGCTGGGCCCGACGGGGCTGGAGCAGATGGAGGCGGCGGTCGACTGGATCTTTGGCGTGCCGGGCGCGTCGCTGCCGGTGCCTGATCTGCGGCGGACGGATCGGATTTACTATTTGCTGAGCGGTGATGGTAACTGGACTGGGGTGTTCAACGAGAGGGAGGCGTTGGCAACGGCGAATCCGACGACACTGCCGGGGTTGGCAGTCAATGCCATGAACAAGGTGATTGTGCCGCTCTACGATCGCATGGGCTGGTATCGTTGGTATGAAAAGATTGTTGTCGTGCAGCCGACGGATGGGACGTTGCATGATATGGCCTGGTTGCAGTTTGGTGGGATTGGTGACCTGCCCATCGTAGCAGACGGGGCAGCATACACTGAGCTGACGGTGGCGGATAGCAAGGAAAGCGATTCGTTCATCAAGCGAGGTGGGTACGTGGGGATCACGGAGAAGATGCTGAGGAACAGTGCCATTGCCGAGATACAGGCGATTCCCAAGGCGATGGTTTTGTCTTCGGTACAGACCCGGTCGGGTAGGATTGCGGGGCTCTTTACGGCTAGTGCCGGCGTTGGACCGACGTTGGACCAGGACAGCACGGCTCTTTTCCACAACGATCACGGGAACCTGGCCACCACGGCGTATTCGTGGTCGGCGTGGAAGGCGGCCAGGATCGAGTGTGCCAAACAAACGGAGTTGGGGAGCTCAAAGCGGCAAGGTCTGTTTCCGCGGTACTGTCTGGTGCCGATCGATTTGTATGACGGGGCGATGAGCGATTTCGGGTATGGTGCGGGTCCCCAGGGGCAACCGGGGACGAGTGACTATCACGTCAATCCGTACGCTATGGATCACCCGGATGACCCTCGGCCGGTCCCTCTCTGTGTGCCAGATTGGACTGACACGAACGATTGGGGCTATCTGGCGGATCCGATGGTGGCTCCCATCATTCAAATGGCGTACGCCGACAATCCGGGCGGGGGGATCCATCCCCCTCCACAGCTGTATGTAGTCACCAGTAAGCTGGCCGGTTTGATGTTCACGAATGATGTGCTGCCGATTAAGGTCAGGGATTACTGGGCTTATGGCGTGGCCACCTATCGGGGCATTGGGAAGCGGAATGTGAGTTAGTCGGGTAGTCGGTTGGTCGGGTAGGTTCAACTATAAGGAGATTGTGTCATGTTGAGGAAGTTTGTTCACACTGTACACGTGCCCGGGACGGGGACGGATATGAGTGTTCGGTGGAAGGTGCCGTCGGATTGTACGCTGTTGCATGTCTCGGCCTGTACCTCGTCGGATGACAGTGCAAAGATGGAGATCGGTGATGCGAGTGATGCCGATGCTCATTTGACGTCGTCGGCGGTCGGGAGTGGGGCGAATGCAATTGTGGAGTTTGACAAGGATGATTTTGTCGGCACGGAGTTTCCCCGGCTGCAGGATGGGGATACGTTGGTCATTACGGTTGATACGGATGGAGGTGTTTCCGGGACCGGCGATGATTTGACGCTGGTGCTGACGTTTGTTGAGGGGTAGCGCGTGATGCGTGAGACGTGATTCGTGAGACGTGATTCGTGGGGGCAGGCGTGAGGTCTGCCCCTGTGTGGAGGAGGTTGTCATGGGTTTTTTGGATTCGATGGCGGAGGGGGCGGCGAGGATGGCGGAGTATGCGGTGGCTCAGCGGGTGCAGGTGCCGGTGGAAGAGTTGGGGCGGGCGTTGGCTGAGTTGGGGCTGGTGGGTGTGCCAGTGTATAGCGCGCGGAAGTTGGAGGATGGTGGCATTGAGGTGGTGACTCGGTTCGGCGCGAAGGTCTGGCGGCCGGAGAAGCCGGCGGCGAAGAAGCGGGCCACGAGGAAGCCGGTCACGAAGAAGCCGGCTTCGAAGCGCACGCGGTCCCGGTCCGGGTCGTCGACGGGTAGCAAGAAGGTTGAGGTAAAAGGAAAGGAGGCCGGAGGTGAGGTTCAGGCTGAGCAGGAGTGATGGGTGGTTTCTCGTTGGGTTGGTTGGGATTTTGGTTGTTGTTGTGTTGGTGGTGGGGGGTGTGCAGCGGTGGGAGGCGTCCATCGATGAGGGGAATGAGATTGTTTCGCTGGGGGTGTCGCATTTCAGCGGGATACACGTTTCGGTGCCGACGGATGTGGCTACGGCGACGCCAGGGCTGATGGTGGACTGTGCCGGGGTGGGCAACTGTTTCGAGATTCGGGACGGGGGTACGCCGGTGGCGCAGTGGGGCGACGGTGGGGCTTTTACCGGGTCTGGTGCGCGGACGTTTTCCGGTCTGGTCAATGCTAACGGCGGGATCGCGGTCGACACATCGGCTTTCACGGTGGCGGATGCGACGGGGAACACGGTGGTCAGTGGGACGCTGGCGGTGTCGGGGACGTCGACGCTGGCCGGCCTGGCTAACGCCGATGGTGGGATCGCGGTGGACACATCGGCTTTTACCGTGGCGGATGCGACGGGGAACACGGTGGTCAGTGGGACGCTGACGGTGTCGGGGACGTCGACGCTGGCCGGCCTGGCTAATGCCGACGGCGGGATCGCGGTGGACACATCGGCTTTTACCGTGGCGGATGCGACGGGGAACACGGTGGTTAGTGGGACGCTGGCGGTTAGTGATACCTCGACGCTGGCCGGGGGGCTGACGGTGAGTGCCGGTGGGCTGGATGTTGCCGGCGGGGTGTTTGAGATGAGTCACACTGAGATCACGAATTCGTACGATCTCACCCCGACTAGCACGTTGTACATTGTGAACTCGACGGGGGCGACGGTTATAACGCCGACTGCTTGCTCGAATTTGGGGCAGATGCTGTTTTTCTATGGTGACGACAATAACGGTGTTACCATAGCGAAGGCGAATTTGCTGACGACGGACGGGAATGATGTGGCCATTGACCAGTATGACTTGGTGGGTTTTATGTGCGTGACGACGAAGTGGGCGCTGATGTTTGAGGCGAATTTGCAGTGATCCGTGATGCGTGATGCGTCTACGGCGGAGCGATGGCCGGAGCCGGGGGTTGCCTGCGGGGTGGATCCCCGGCTCGGTAAGGGTCACGGTGGGGTGGTGGAGCGAACCTCAAGGCGGTGCACGAGTTTGTGTCTCGTCTCTAGGTCGCTAGGGGGGGCGCGTTTGTCGCTGGGCGTCGACGGGGACAACGGGGGTGTGTTTGAAGTCAGGGGGCTTTGTTATGGGTGTCGCCGGGTCCTTCGACCGCGGGAAGGCTGCGTGTAGCACCCGTCTGCGCGTCTTTGGATCTAGTTTTTTCGTGAGTTTCTAGTTCATTCTCGAGGGTGCCCGATGGCTGAGGGAGCTGGTGCCTTGCTTTGGTGGGTGCTGGTGAATTTTCTCAGTAAAAATCCAGGAGGAGGGTGCTGTGAAGGTGTTGGCGATGTGTTGCCAGGAGTTTAGATGGGGGATGCGGAAGGTGGCGGGGGTGGAGCCGGTGTTGGCGCCGCCTATCCGTCTGGAGACGTTTAAGCCTGTCTTCCTGGAAGGCTATGGTTTGTTGATGTTCAAGCTCCACGGTCTAATTGACCAGCCATTTTGGTATGGAACTGGCTGGACGACGGCGATGGGGGCGGAGCAGGTACGCCGGGCGGATCTAAAAGGTGTGATGGTATTTGCAATGTGTTGTTATACGCCGGAGAGTCCGATGCTGGAGGCGTTTCTCGATGCGGGGGCAAGTGTGATAGCCGGGCGGGGGGAGAATTTGGCCAGGCGGAGGGGGGTTCACGGGGTAGATTTGTTGGGTAGGGCTTTCAGGCAGGTGTACACCTCGACGCGGCGGCCGTGGATGTCGCTTCACCTGGCTAAGATGAGGGTACGGGCGGCAGGGTTGGATCGGACGGGGCGGGATGCGTTGGGGTTCAGGCTCTATGAAAGGATTGGCAGTCATGGGAGTTGATCGCATTCAATTCAGTACGGGGGCGGCGGTGGGGAGCGCGGGGGCGGCGACGTCGACGGGGTGCTGTCCGCATGTGGCGGGGCGGGTGTTGGCGGTTCACGTGGCGTATGTGGGATCGCCGCCGGCGGGGACGACGGATGTAACGCTGGAGGATGAGGCCGATCCGGCGGGGGAGAAGATTGTTAGTTTGGTGGATGGGGCGACGGATGTCAAGGTCTGTCCTCGGCGTAAGGTGCAGGATAATCTCGGTAGTGATGTCACGTTCGATGGAAGTAACGAGGTATACGAGCCGTATGTGGTGCATGGCCGGTTGAAGGCGACGATTGACCAGGTGAACAGTGGGGATTCGGCGACGGTGACGGTGTGGGTGGAGGTGTGAGGTGGCGACCTATGGGCGGGTGGCCAGCACGGGGGACGGCGGTATCGTTATTGAGGTGGATGGGGTGCGGATCACGATCGGCGATCTGAGTTCGTACGACACGGCGGCGGCGTTGAAGGCGGAGGCGGAGCGGCAGGCCGGCGGGTCGTTGGATGATCTCTATTTCCACGTCAACAGGGATGGGTCGGTGGTGATCGCTACGGGGTCGGCGCCGGCGGTCTGGCCGGAGGATGAGGGGGAGTAAGCTGTGGGTGAGGTTTTCAATGTGACCCACAATGCGGGCAATTTGTCCGAGTATGATGCGACGGCGACGGATGGGGGGGATCTGTCGGCGGACGCGGCGGCGGCGATGGCCGGCAGTGGCTATGGCCTGCAGGCGGTGGTTGATGATACGAGCGCGTTGTATGGCCAGGTGAATGTTTCTCTCGCATCGGCGGCGTTCCGGTATCGGTTTTATTTTGACCCCAACGGCGTTTCGATGGGGAACGGGGATGAGTTCCGGCTGGTGGATTTCTGCGATGGGGGGAGCGTCCGTCAGTTTGTGGATGTGGAGTACTCGGGTAGTGCGTACAACATTCGGGCGCAGGTTGTGGACGATGTGGGGGGGTGGGATACGACGGGCAATCAGGCGATCACGGATGCGCCGCATTATATCGAGGTGTTGGTGGAGTATGCCAGCTCTAATGTGGCGAGTGACGGGCGGGTGACGCTCTGGATCGACGGGTCGCAAGAGGGACAGATTACGGGGCTGGATATATACGATGTGTCGAAGCCTGACCGGGCGCGGATGGGGGCGGTGCAGGGGCTGGAGGGGACGACGTCGGGGACGATTTATTTGGACGAGTTTGTGCTGCGGGATGACGACACGGCGATCGGGCCGGCGTCGTACGGGGGCAGTGTTGCGCCGGTGGCGGCGCATCATTACCGGTTGAGGAGGGCGGCCTGATGCAGTGGTTGAGGCAATCGACGGCTGTGACGATCAAACTCGGTCCGTTTCTGGATGAGGGCGACGGGAAAACGGCGGAGACGGGTCTGACGATTTCGCAGGCGGATATCCGGTTGAGTAAGAATGGGGGGGCGTTTGCGCAGACTCATAATGCGGCGGGGGCGACGCACGATGAGAATGGGTGGTATGGGGTTCCTCTGGATACGACGGATACGGGTACGTTGGGGATGTTGGTGGTGGCGGTGCATGAGAGCGGGGCGCTGCCGGTGTGGCAGGGGTTCATGGTTGTGCCGGCTAATGTGTGGGATAGTATGTTTGGGTCGGATCTGCTCCAGGTGGATGTGCATTCGATCGATGACGACGAAACGGCGGCGGACAATTTGGAGGCGGATTACGATGGGACGGGGTATGCCAAGTCGGCGTCGACTGTTGGGACGGTGACGGATTTGACGAATGCGAATCCGAGCGCGGGGGATATTGCGGATGCGGTGTGGGACGAGGCGTCGACGGGGCACGTGGATGCCGGCAAGGCGGGGGCGCAGCTGTGGACCGACGTCGATGCGATCAAAGCCAAGACGGACAACCTGCCGGCGGACCCGGCGGACGACAGCGACATCGATGCGCAGCTGGCCACGATAGACGCGGTGGTCGACGCGATCAAGGCCAAGACGGACAACCTGCCGGCGGACCCGGCGGACGACAGCGACATAGACGCGCAGTTGGCCACGATAGACGCGGTGGTCGACGCGATCAAGGCCAAGACGGACAACCTGCCGGCGGACCCGGCGGACGACAGCGACATAGACGCGCAGCTGGCCACGATAGACGCGGTGGTCGATGCGATCAAGGCCAAGACGGACAACCTGCCGGCGGACCCGGCGGACGATAGCGACATCGATGCGCAGTTGGCCACGATAGACGCGGTGGTCGATGCGATCAAGGTGGTGACTGATGCTCTCACGGCTGCGGATATCGCCGATGCGGTGTGGGATGAGGCGACGGCGGGTCACCAGGCTGCGGGGACGGCGGGGAAGGCGCTGACGGACGGGATCACGGCGGGGAGTGGGGCGATCACGTTTGTGTATACGCTCACCTCGTCGGTGGATGGGGCAGGGGTTGCGGATGCGGATGTGTGGGTGACGGGTGACGTAGGTGGTGGCAACGTGCTGGCCAGTGGGACAACGGATGCCAGTGGCCAGGTGACGTTTTATCTGGATGCGGGGACGGTGTATGTGTGGCGGCAGAAAAGCGGCTGGAATTTTGTTAATCCGGATGTGGAGACGGTGGGTTAGTATGAGGTTGGTTGCGCTTGTTGCGGTGGTGGCGGGTGCGGTGGCGGGGGTGGAGGTGGTTGTTGGTGTTGCGTCGCAGTACGATCCCGGTGTGATGCGCCGGGTCGTGGAGACGCGGCAGGGGGGGGCGGTGGCGTGTCCGCTGCCGCGGGTTTTGCCGGCGGTGGATGGGTTTGTGGCGGTGCGGGAGTGTGGGCGGATTGGGGAGGTGTGGTGGAGGTGGGTTATTTGACGGCGCTGCGGTGGGGGGTGGTGGGGAGGGGGGTGCGGGTGGAGGTGGTGAGAACCACTGAGGGGATGAGGGCACTGAGGGGTAGAATCACTGAGGCACTGAGTGATCACTGAGGGGGTGGGGGGTAGAATCACTGAGGGCAATGAGGAAATTGCTGGGGGGATAGTTGCGTATAATAGGTGGTATACGCAGTAGTTGTGTAGGGGGTCGTTATGGCGACGGGTTCGGGTACGGGGACGCCGGCGGGGGGGTCGGGGAGTGCGACGTTGACGTCTCTCCGGCAGCGGGTGCTGACGCAGGTGACGGCGGCGGCGGGGGGGCCGGTGGATGAGGCGGTGACGAAGAGCAGTTTGTCGCTGTCGACGATGCGGGAGCGGGCGCGGGTGGAGCTGCAGCTGAGTGGGCGGTCGTCGGGTGCGGAGGTGGAGGTGGCGACGGCGAGCAGTGAGACGCTGACGACGTTGCGGGATCGGGTGGAGATCGCCCTGCAGGATTCGGGGAATGCGATCTGGGCGACGGGGGATTTGGACGAGGCGATCCGGCAGACGTTGGAGCAGTATAGCCGGGTGCGGCCGCAATCGGGGATTGCGACGATCACGCTGAGCAGCACCGGGCGGGAGGTGGATATTTCGTCGGTGTCGGGGCTGCTGCGGGTGGAGAAGGTGTGGTGTCCGTACGATTCGAGCAGTCCCTCGTATCCGCCGAACTGGCGGAATTTTCGGGTGTGGCCGGGGTCGATTCTTTTTGTGGATGACAGTGACGAGCCGCAGAGTGGGGAGAAGGTTCGAATCTGGTATACCAAGGAGCAAGCGCTGAATGGTCTCGATTCGGCGACGTCGACGACGTTTCCGGTGGAGGATGAGGCGTTTGTTGTGGCCGGCGCTGCGGCGTTTGCGGCGCGGTTTCGGGCGATCGAGATCGCGGAGCAGGCGAACGTGGATGCGAAGGTGTTTGACCGCCTGCAGGCGTGGGCGACGTCGGCGATGGCTGAGTTCGAGGAGGGGCTGCGGGGACGCCGGCGGGCGATCGGCGGGGGGGACTATGATGAGGAGGCGCTGGACGAGGCGATCCGGCAGGCGTTGGAGTTGTACAGCCGGTATAAGCCAGATGAGGCGATCACGACGGTCGCGCTGACGGCCAACGGGCGGGAGATCGATATTTCGTCGGTGTCGGGGTTGGTGCGGGTGGTGCGGGTGTGGTGGGATTATGATTCGAGCAGTCCGGGGCATCCGCCGAACTGGCGGCATTTTGAGGTGTGGCCGGGGGGGGTGCTCTATGTCGACGATCAGAGTACGCCGCAGAGCGGCGACACGGTCAGGATTTGGTACACGAAGGAGCAGACGCTGAACGGCCTCGACGGGGCGTTGGCGACGACGTTTCCGGTGGACGATGAGGGGTTTTTGGTCAGTGGCGCGGCGGCGCTGGCGGCGCGGTTTACGGCGGCGCGTCACGTGGGCAAGGGGGATTTTTCGCATCTGGTGTCGTGGGCGGATGCAGAGTTGAAGTGGTTTAGAAGGGGACTGTGGACGAAGGCCCGGTTGAGTTATGCGTATGCGTACGACCAGGACGATCTCGACGAGGCGATCCGGTGGGCGCTGGCCAGGTATACGGAGGTTAGCCCGGATGTGGCGGTCACGACGGTGGCGCTGGGCAGCAGTGGGCGAGAGGTGGATATCTCGTCCATTACGGATTATTTGGAGGTTCAGCGGGTGTGGCGGGGTTATGACTCGTCGGACCCGGAGTATCCGCCGGTGTGGTGTGATTTCGAGTTGTGGCCGGGGGATGTTTTGTTCATCGACAGTGAGAGCGAGCCGCAGTCGGGCGATGTGGTCCGGGTGTGGTACACGAAAAAGCGGGCGGTGAGCGGGTTGGATGGGGCGTCGGAGACGACGCTGCCGGATGAGGATGAGACGTTGGTCGTGGTGGGGGCGAGTGGGTTTGTGGCGCAGGAGCGGGTGCAGGAGGAGGATCGAAGGAGTGTGCCGCGCAAGCTGCGGGAGTGGGCGGAGGCGCGGTTGAGGGAGTTTGAGCGGGGGTTGGCGAAGGTGGCGCGCCGGCAGGCGGCGAAGTATAGCGGGGTGGCCACGGGCCCGCAGCTGGACCGGTGGGATAGGGAGGGGAGGTGGTGAGCCCTCTCCCCCGGCCCCTCTCCCAAAGGTCTGGGAGAGGGGGGTGGGCGGTGAGCCCTCTCCCCTGGCCCCTCTCCCAAAAGTCTGGGAGAGGGGGATGTGGTTAGTGAGTCGTGAGTTGTGGGAGGTGAGGTGATGGGTAGTGGTGGTAGGCATTTGAGTACGCAGCGGATGTTGGCTGTGTTGGCGGGTAAGATGTGCGACCTCGATCTGCGGGGGTATCTTTGCTGGGTGGAGAATGGGGAGTCGTTGACGGCGTTTTTGGAGCCGGAGGCGCAGGGGCCGGTGCAGGAGCGGTTGACGAATGCGCGGCGGTTGGGGGAGGCAGCGATGGCGTTTGTGGAGGCGGTGGAGGAGATTGTGCGGTGAGGGTGGTCGATGCGACGTTGTTGAGTGGGCAGCTGCGGCTGGCCGGGGAGCCGGCGCGGTCGCTGGTGGTGGGGACGGCGCCGGATACGGCGGATGTGTCGGCGTATGTGGTGGCGTACGATTATGAGGAGGTGGGGGATAGCGATTCCGGCTTGACGGTGCGGTTGGATAATTCGGGGGGGACGTTCAATTCGTTGACCGGTGACCTGGCCAACGTCACGCAGGGGGCGGCGGTGGAGTTGAAGCGGGGGGTGCGGGTGGAGGGGACAAGTTACCTGGCGGAGCTCCCCCGGACGTGGGTCGAGTCGATCGGGTATGAGCACCTGGGCGGGGTGAGTTTGTGTGTGCTGGAGTGCATCGATTGGCGGGGGAGGCTGGCGCGGTGGCGGGCTGCATCGGAGCAGACGTGGTCGTCGACGGCGGCGTCGACGATCCTGGAGTGGTTGCTGACGCAGGTGGGGTTGACGCGGGCGTCGGGGACGATGACTGCGTTGACGCTGGATTATGCGGTGCGGCTGCGGGAGTCGGGGGAGGCGGCGCTGGATCGGTTGGTGGGCAAGATGCCGGAGTATCTTTACGCCGGGTTGGATGGGGAGGTCAAGTGGCGGGAGATCGATGGGGGGGATGTTTCGGTTTACACGTTTGGGTGGAATGCGAGCCACGCGGTGCTGCTGGTCGAGGCGGCGGCTTCGGCGTGGCAGGTGAATAGTGTGAGTGTGTTGGGCCGGGCGGGGAAGAGTGGGTTGGCGGAGGATGCGACGCAGATCGCGGCGGTGGGGAGGCGGCGCTGGACGATCTATGATGATGATCTGGACGGTGACGCCGAGTGCGCGCAGCGCGCCCAGGCGGAGTTGGATTTGTACCAGGCGGAGGCGACGGAGGCGACGATTGTGTGCCGGCCTTGTCACGGGTTGGAGTTGTTCGATGTGGTGACGGTGGCCTCGCCACCATGGGGTGGGTTGGACGTGGTGGGGCGGGTGATTCGGTTTCGGGAGGAGTGGAATATGAATGGAAGGTGGCACCAGGTGATCGGGTTGGGGCGGGTGAAGGATAAGGATCCGGGGAACCAGCCGGCGAAAAAGTCGGCGAGGAAGGGGCGGCAGAGCCGCCGGCGTATCTGGCGGTGTCCGGTTTTGCGGCGGGAGCCGTCGGATCCGTGGTTGGTGCCGGTGGGGGGGATTGTGATGTGGTCGGGGGCGTCGGACGATGTGCCGGCGGGGTGGGTGTTGTGCGATGGGACGAATGGGACGCCGGATCTGCGGGGGCGGTTTATTGTGGGGGCGGGGGATGCTTACACTTCGGGGGATGTGGGGGGGGAGGAGACGAGCGACCTGCGGCACACGCATGGGCCGGGGTCGCTGGCGACGGATTCGGACAGCCACACGCACGGGCCGGGGTCGCTGGCGACGGATTCGGACAGCCACAAGCATGGGTTTGCTCATGACATTGCTACGGGGAGCGAGTCGGCGGCGGTGACGGTGGCATCGGGGTCGGGGGCGGAGGCGGCGCGGGGTGGGAGTTTGCATCACGTGCACACGGTGTCGGGGTCGACGTTGGAGTCGGAGATGGAGAGCGATGGTCACAGTCACGACGTGGATAGTGGGGCAACGGCGAGCGACAGTCATGGGCACGATGTGGATAGTGGGGTGACGGGGAGTGGGGGGTCGGCGGGGCAGGAGAATCGGCCGCCGTTTTATGCGTTGGCGTTTATTATGCGGGTGGGGTGAGGAGTGAGGCGTGATGCGTGAGGAGTGATTCGTGATTCGTGATTCGTGAGAGGTAGTGGGTGAGGGCCAGTCGCTTTGGGCGGCTGGCTCTTTTTGTTTTTGGGTAGTCGGTTAGTCAATTAGTCAATTAGTCAATTAGTCGGTTAGTCGGGTGGTCGGGTGGTCGGGGGCTTTGGTAGGGGGGCGATTTTTTTGAGTGTGGGCTGTTTGACAGGACAAAATTGAAATTGGTGGTCTCAATCCCCTATCAAGCGGGGCAATGTTTCTGACCAGTGGTCTCGATCCAGACGTAGTCGCATCCTGCACCGTGTCTCAATCCCCTATCAAGCGGGGCAATGTTTCTGACTGGAGAGAACAGGTGCTCATCAAGTGAAAGTCCCAAGTCTCAATCCCCTATCAAGCGGGGCAATGTTTCTGACGAGGCGAAGAGCCTCCTGGAGAACAACTCCTTCCCCAAGTCTCAATCCCCTATCAAGCGGGGCAATGTTTCTGACTCGGCCAGTCCGGCCCGCCAAACAGCCCCGCCAATGGTGTCTCAATCCCCTATCAAGCGGGGCAATGTTTCTGACCCGGAGGATGTGCGCTCGCAATCCTCATAGTTGCGAGTCTCAATCCCCTATCAAGCGGGGCAATGTTTCTGACAAGACGCCACTGGCGAGACCTGCCAGTGGTGTATCCACCAGGTCTCAATCCCCTATCAAGCGGGGCAATGTTTCTGACCCGAAGGCGAAAGTTGCGCCTTCGGGCAGGGGGGTATCCCGTCTCAATCCCCTATCAAGCGGGGCAATGTTTCTGACGAGAAAGAAATGGGAATTTTAAGGGCCTTCTGGGTCCAAGTCTCAATCCCCTATCAAGCGGGGCAATGTTTCTGACCAGTGCTCGGTCAAGGTAATTGGCCGCTGTGGGGCCGAGTCTCAATCCCCTATCAAGCGGGGCAATGTTTCTGACCAGAGAACCCGGACCCTCTGGTCAAAAGGGAGGGCTTTGGTCTCAATCCCCTATCAAGCGGGGCAATGTTTCTGACGAGGCCAATGGGTAAATGGCCTCGATGGATTAGTTGAGTCTCAATCCCCTATCAAGCGGGGCAATGTTTCTGACTCCTTCAATGAAAAGCCCGACCCCAGGAGATCTCTAGTCTCAATCCCCTATCAAGCGGGGCAATGTTTCTGACTGTCATTTGCCTTGGTACGATGGGTTGTGGGGGGTGTTTGGGAGGTGTACTGTCTGTTGTGGAAGGTGTGGCATTTTATGTCCTCTTGCGAATTTCAGGAAATGTGAGTGTGGAAAGTGTACCGTTTTGGGCTGTTTGCCTTGAAATGGATGGTGTGGGGTGGTGGGTGGGGTGAGCGGTGATGCAGGTACATTATACACTATTTTGGGGTGGTTAGTCAAGGGGTCTGTTAGTCGGGTGGTCAATTAGTCGGGTAGTCGGGTGGTCGGGGGCGATGCGTGAGGCGTGAGGGGTGATTCGTGATGCGTGATGCGTGATGCGTGAGGAGTGATTCGTGAGGGGTGAGGGGGAAGGGGGTGGGGAGGGGTGGGGTGGTGCCCTGGGCGGGGATGCCCAGGGCTTTGGTTGGTGGTTAGGGGCGGAGTTTTTGTTTGTCGGTTTCGGGGTCGAGGGTCCAGATGGCTCGTTCGCTGCGGTGCATGAGGAGGGTGTGGTCGCCAAAGTAGGTGGCGCCGCCGACGGTGGCGGCGCCGTTGGCGATGACGAATTCTGT